AACAAAACCAACAAAAACTTATTAAAAGTTGAATAAGATGTTGATATTTTAATCAAAATAGATTATTAAGATAAATCAATGGTATACAAAGATGGTAGTAAATCAGGCGGAAAAGTTAAAGGCACTGTTCATAGGCTTACATCTGAATACCGCGAAATTATTGAAACTAGTAACCCTCTCTTATTCCTAATAGATGCTTTTAAAAGTGGCTATGTCGATGGCGAAAAACTCTCAGCAAGAGAAAGATGTGACATTGCCAGAGATTTGGTTAAAAAAATAGTGCCAGATTTAAAATCTGTTGAAGTAAAAAACAAGGATACAGAAAGGTTAATCTTTACAATCTTAGATTACAGGGCAGAACTTGGACGTCAACATTCCAATCCCCAAGGATTACCTCCCCCGACTTTATCAACTTGATTTCATAGAAGCTATAGAAAAATATGGCTATAAACGCGCTATTCAAGTATGGCATAGACGTGGCGGCAAAGATATTACTGACCTAGCTATTACTTTACGTTCTTGTTTGTCAGATACTGGCGTTTATTGGCATGTATTTCCTACCTATTCACAGGGCAAAAAGGCTATGTGGGAAGGTGTCACTAAAGATGGAAAACGTTATCTAGATTTTATTCCCAAAGAAACAATTAAGCGTATAAATAACCAGGAAATGTTAATTGAGTTTAACAACGATTCAATTTGGCGTGTTGTTGGTTCTGATAATGTTAATAATCTGGTTGGTGCCGGTGTTAGAGGGGTTGTATTCTCCGAGGCTTCTCTCCAGTCTCCTTTATCATGGCAATACATACAACCTATGTTACTTGAGAACAATGGTTGGGCTATCTTTAATGGAACGCCACGTGGCGAAAATCATTTTTACGAACTTGTGGAAATGGCCAAAGAGAACAAGAATTGGTATGTTGATATCAAGACTATTGAAGATACAAACGTTGTAACGCCAGCACAGATAGAAGAATTAAGACGAGAAGGAAAGCCAGAAGAAATTATACAGCAAGAGTATTATTGTTCTTTTGCTGGTTCTATTCATGGGGCTTACTACGCGGACATGATGAATAAAATGGCTAAAGAAGGTCGTATATGCTCAGTTCCTGTTGATAACAATGTATTAGTTAATACAGCCTGGGACTTAGGTATTAATGATGCAATGGCTATTACCTTTTATCAGACTGTTGGCAAAGAAATACATATCATTGATTATTATGAAGCTTCGGGACATGGTTTTGCTCATTATGCAGCCATGTTAGCACAGAAAGGTTATAATTATGGCAAGCATTATGCGCCACATGATATTAAAGCTAGAGAGCTTGGTACTGGTAAGAGTCGTTTAGAAGTTGCCCAAAGCATGGGCATAAGATTTGAAATAGCTCCCTCTATTCCTAGAATAGATGGCATAGGAGCAGTAAGAGGTTTATTATCTCGCGTTTGGATTGACAAAGAAAAAGGCAAACATCTTATTAATTGTTTAAAACAATATCGTAAAGATTGGGATGAAAAAGGACAGCGTTTCCGTGACCATCCATTGCATGATTGGAGCAGCAATGGAGCTGACAGCTTTAGATATCTTTGTGTTTCATATAAAGAGAAACTTATTAAAACTCAGAGTCATTTTGTTCTTAAATCAGGATTTAAGTTATAAATATAATATTTATTGCATTCTAAATATAATATATGTTAGTGTAATTATAGTTCTATAATTATAGAACTATAACAACTAGCACGGAGAACCTCCATGGGAAACGATTCCTACGCACTTACAAATATGAATTTACTTGATATACCTCTTGAAGTTGCTAGCCAACGTGGTAGCTCTGATTGGTTCGTTTATTATAACAGAGCGAGAGGTCAGTGGCGTAGAGCTGTACTTACAACCTCTTCTTCAACGGAATTAAATTATTTAGATATTGCAACTCTTGGTACTGGTGCTGCTTCAAAAGCTATTGTACTTGATGCGAATGGAGATTACACGTTTCCCTCAACAGCAACTATTGTAATGCCTTCAAGTGGAACTATGAGTTTTTCGGCTGGTTCGTCACTTACTTTGTCAGGAACTTTGGTACGTACACCAGCTTCATTAACTGCTACCGCATCTCTTACGGCTGCGTTACATGCAAATAGAACTAGTATCATTACTGGCACGGCAGCAGCGGCGTATACATTGCCAGCAGCTACAGGTAGTGGAGATTGTTATAGAATTATAATGGGGCAGGTTAATACTAATGGCACTACTATTGTTACCAATGCTCCGGCATCAGTTAGCATGTATGGTTCAATTAATATCTTAGACGTTGATGCTGCTACCCAGGCTGCTTTCTTTACTGTGACTGCCGGTGGTACAGATACTATTACACTTAATGGCACTACGACAGGTGGGCAAATTGGTGACATTGTAGAATTAATAGATATTGCAACTGACAAGTGGGCAGTATGGGGACAATTCCGTTGTCCTGCTGGCTCTAACGTTGCAACTATGTTTAGTTCTGCTGCTTAGAACCTTTTCTCAGTTCACAAGATGTGCAGTTTAAACATCTTATAACCACTATTATTAATTATTATTAAATAATGATATGGCATTTAATTTATTTGACCCTTTAGGGGCGAAGAAAGCTAGTAAGCAGAATACTGATTTAGGATTTGAGTTACAAACCCTTGAGAAGCAAATAGCTGAAATGAAAATTGCGTATGAGAAACAAAAAGAACGCATTGCACCAATGCAGCAATTTCTTATCGATAGTGCAAATAGTCGTTCAGCGCAGTATACAGAAGGAGGAAGGGGAGGGCAGAGATTTAGTAAAGAAGAGGTGACAAGACTAATAAATAATATTCCTCTTATTGAAAAGGATATTAAAGAATACGAAAATAGAGCTAATTCAGTAAGGCAATTAATTCAACAGCAAGCTGCTCCTCAACAGCAAGCTGCTCCTCAACAGCAAGCTGCTCAAGAGAAGCCTCAACTAACCCTTCCAGCCTTTCCTGTAGCTTCTTCGCCAGTAGCTTTAGAAGTTAAGAAACAACTAGATACTTTAAAAGATATAGAAACTCCTGAAGCCATAGCGGCAAGAGAGGTAGGTACTTTGGCTAATCCTAAAAAAGCTAAATTAAGGGGGCGTAGGAGTTTGGTGTCACCTGCTAATATAGGTAGTCTTATTAATAGGTCGTCTAGTGGTAATTCCAGCTTTTCTGATATTGGCAGTGGGATTGGGGAGAGTAGGAGTTACTTGGGTTGAGAAGTAGATATTTTAGCGTTGAGAAAGATTACACCGAACTTTGCAAGTGGTGGGCGTCATGGAACTGGCCACCAGTACCTGAAATGTTTCTACCCGAAATAGGTATTATAATATCTAATGAGGGATTTAATTTGTGTGCAGGATTTTTATATAAGACAGATTCAGCGACATGTTGGGCTGAGAACTACATCTTAAATAAAGATGCTCCTAAAGAAATTAGCAAGGGTTGTATTGATTTGTTAATTCAACGCCTAATTATTGAAGGTAGAGAACAAGGATTTAAATTAATGATGTCGTCTGTTAACCATCCTAGCTTGATTAAAAAATTGTTGAAAGCTGGTTGCGTAAAAAAATTCGATTCTAATATGTCTAATTTGGCGATGGTATTATAAATGGCATTTTTTACAACGGGAGTGGCGGCAACAATAGGAGCAATAGCAGCCGGAGTGGGAGCTACGGCTGCTCTTGGTGGGGCTGCATATTCAGTTCATGCTGGACAAATGCAAAAGAAAGAAATGAACCGGCAGAAATCTATAGCTGCTGAGCAAATGCGCCAACAAAATGAAGTTATCGCTCAGCAGAAGGAGAAGGCTGTAGCAGAAGAGAAGCAGTTACAAGATGAGTTAATTGCAAAACAAAGACAGCAGGAAGAAGATATTATTGCTAAACAAAGAGGGGAGATAGCGGCGCATCTTGCTGTATCTGACGTGATACGCAAAAGAAAAGTACGAGGACGTAGAAGTCTATTTAGTGGCTCGGAAACTGGTTTTAATCAATTCAACACTCCAATGGATGATACTTTAGGATGAGCAAAATACATAATATAGCAGATATATTACCTGACCATATAGAGATTGAAGGTATTATTGAGACTGAAGAATATAAGGCAGCAGTTAATTCAGGCAAAATTGAAACGCATGAGTTGCCTATTACTAACATAAAGAAGAAAGAGGAAGATGCTTAACGTATTATGTTTAAGAGTTGGACACGTATATCCTGTTGAATATGTGTATAGATTGAAAGAAATGACAACTGAATGTTTAAAGGAAAAACATAGGTTCATTTGTTTAACAGATAATGTTTCAAAACTTCCTGGAATTGATTGTATAGCAGCGCCAATACAATTATCCAATAAATGGGCTAGAGTTGGCTTATTCGCACCGTTGCATAGATTAATTGAGATTGGTGATAGATGTTTATATTTCGATTTGGATATTGTTATAACGGGAAATTTAGACAGGTTAATTAAAGGAAAACTAAAGCGTGGCGTTGATTCTGATGGGATTGTTATTCCGTCAAAAGAATTATGGATTGCCAAGGGACAGCAAAGTGGTTTCTGTCCTAGTGTTATGTATTGGGAACATCCACAAAAAAGCAGAATATTTGCGCAGTTCCAACGTCATAGATTAGAAACAATGAAGGGTGATAAGGAATTAATAGAGGAACTTATGCCTGATGCTAAGATTTTTACAGCAGAAGCGCAAGAAAAGAAAAGAGGAAGAAAGAGTCTTAAATCAAAATGTGTTATTAGCAAACCGGGATATGAAAATATCTATGTAACAGATTAAGGAGTAGTTAAAAATGCCACGTGGAAAACAGATAGTATATAACGCACCATTAATTAAAATAGCTTCAGCAGCAGCGGCAAAGACTAGGCCAGCAGACACAACAGCTTATGCCGCTGGTGATGTTATTAACGAATCAACTTCAGCGGGTACAGGTTGGGTTTTTGCTGATAGCGTTACAACTCCCGGAGGCACAGGAGTTATTAAAAGAGTTTATATTAATGATTCTGCTTATGTAGCAACCAATCTTTCAGCTGAATTGTTTTTGTTTGATACAGTTGTAGGCGTGGATAATGATAATGCTGCTTTTACTCCTACTGATGCTGAAATGCTTACTTGTGTTGCTGTAGTGCCTGTAAGCACAGGAAGGCCAGGAGATATTACCGCTGGAGCTGGTGGCAACTCTTTGCTTGAGTCTGCCGATGTTAATATCCCTTTTAAATGCGCTTCTGGTTCAACAACTTTATATGGCGTCCTTGTTGCTAGAAATGCTTATGTCCCGGTTTCGGGTGAGATTTTCACAATTAGGGTAATTATACAGCAGGATTAAATGGTTCAGGAAACTATACCAAATCTTAAAAAACGTATCAAAGCGGCTGAAGCTAAAAAAGACGCTAGGCGTTCTCTTAATCAGAGTGCATACGAGATTGCTATGCCCCAACGTAATATGTATAATAATCAGAGCATTGGCGATTCTAAGATGCAAGGTGTTTATACTTCTTTGGGCATGACGGTTGTAAATAATTTTGTAAACAATTTACAGTCATCACTTACACCACCTTTTACAAGATGGGCTGAATTAAAAGCAGGCGATGATATTTCAGAAGATATGGAGTCAGATGTTAATATTGCCTTAGAACAGTTAACAAAAAAAATATTTACTTTTATCCATGCTTCTAATTTTGCTACGGCTTCAACAGAAATGTATTATGACTTATCTGTTGGTACAGGTGCTTTATTGCTTAATAAAGGCACTCCAGAGCAGCCACTTAATTTTCAAGCTATACCTACAAGTCAGCTTGCGTTAGAAGAAGGTATTTTTGGCACCATATGGGGTATATTCCGTAAGAATAAATTATCAGGAAGGTTAATCATCCCTTCTTGGCCTGATGCCAATATTCCTGATGTATTACAACGGAAAATTAATGACAAACCAGAAGAAGAAATTACACTTGATGAAGTTACTTACTATTCGCCAAAAAGTAAAAAATGGTATTATGAAATACTTTGGCTTGAGGGGAATATTGCCGAAAGGTTAGTCACTAGAGTAACAATATGGAATCCATGGGTTATTGTTAGATGGTTTAAAATGCCAGGCGAAGTAGAAGGGAGAGGCTTGTTGTTACAAGCATTACCTGACCTTAAAATGCTTAACCATGGCAAGGAAATGGCTGCAGTATCTGTACAAATGAATGCCTTTGGCTCCTATACTATGGAAGAAGACGGTATTATGAATACAGCTGGGGCAACTATAGCACCAGGCGGTTTTTTAATTGTTAAAAACAATCCTGGTGGTCCTCATGCGCCATCTATAGCGGCCTTGCCTCGTACTGGGGACACCAAGGAGCAGGAATTTTTCTTCCAGAATTTAGAAGCTAATATTAAAAAAGTTATGATGGACAATAAACTTCCTGAAGAATCTGGGGCAGTTAGAAGTCCTACGGAAATTATACAACGTATAAAAGAATTTCAAACAGACTTTGGGTCAGCTTTTGGGCGACTTATGTTTGAATATATCCAACCTCTTTTTAAAACAGTTATTCAATTATTAGAGGCTGAGGAAAAAATTACAGTGCCTACTATTCCAATGAGGGATATGCTTACGGGGCAGATTGTTCAGAGAAAAATTACAGATGAAATAGCATTTACCAAAATCAAAATGCTTGCACCTGTGGCCAAAGTTCAGGCCTTAGAAGATATACAGAATATAGTACAGGCTATACAGATAACACAAACTATTGAACCGAGATTACCTCTTGTTGCTTATAAAGTTGAAGAGTTGCCGGGTTTCTTTGCTGACAAGTTAGGTATGCCGGAAAAATATGTACGAACTGCAACTGAACAAGCGCAGGCGATGCAATCTATAAGCACTTTATTTGGAGGGCAACAAGCGGCAGCATGAGAGAATCCCCTATTGGTATAGACCAATTAAGAATAAGAACAGAAGAAACGTTAGAACAGCAGCATAATAAAAAACTTGAATTATCCAGGATATACAATCTTTGTTTCAGTACTGATGCTGGAAAGATTGTACTTGCTATGATGCAAGCCGACATTGATGAGCAAGAAACTTTTGACCCTAATATGTCTGCGCAACATGGATATTATAGGGAAGGTATGAAGGCTGTGTTACGTAAGATTTTAAGTAATATAAAATATTCAACACAAAAACAGGAATAATATGAGCGAGAAAGATATTGGGTTAGTAGACGGTTTAGATTTTGGTGATGCTGGCGACCCACCAGCAGCCGATACAAGAGAAACAGTGCAAGTAAGACAAGATAGTGTTCCTACAAATGGAAAGCCAGAAGGTATCCCAGATGAATTTTGGGACAGTAAAGCTAATAAATTAAATGAAACTGCCCTACTAGAAGGTTACAAAGCAAAAGACAAACAAGCTCTTGATTTTCGTAGAATTATATCTAAAGGCGACCATAAAATACCAGAGTCTATAGAAGGTTACAAACTAGAATTAGCGGAGGATGTAATCCCTTTTGTAACGCCCAATGACCCAGCCATGCAAATTTATAAAAAATCCGCATTAGCAGCAGGAATTTCTGTAGATTCATTTAATAAATTTATTAATGGTTCTCTTGTTGAGTTAAAAGCTGCAAATATGATACAGGTTAGAGAGCCAGACCTTACTCCTGAACAACAATTAGCAGAAGAAAAAAAGTATTTTGACGAAGAGATGAAAAAACTTGGTGATGCCGGCAGAGTGAAGTTTGAAGAATATAATAAAATTGTAGGTGAGGCTGTAAGAAAAGGTTCGTTAACTCCACAGGATATAGAGATTTATAAAGATATTATGCGTAGTGCTGACCATTTAAGATTTATCGAAAAATGGAACACTATTCATGCTAGCCGTCCATCCTCTGGCCTTTCTGTTCCTAATGAGCATATTGTAGCAGAAGGAGAACTTACCAGAGAAGAATTGCAAGCAATGCAAGCTGACCCTCGTTATCAGAATGAAGCTGGTTATAAAAAGATAATGGATGGTTATAG